GAATCTAAAAACTTTATCATTAAGCAAGACGGTCGTTACGAAGAAGTATACGATACCCTTGAAGGCAAACTTAGTACTTTGCCTAAAAAAGATGTAGACATCTATCTTAGAGAAGCAATTATTCGCTTTATTAACAATCTTAAATAATATGAATCAAAAGAAACAAATTGCAAGTTTTATCAAACACGTAGTGGATAATAACTACGCGGCAGCTAATTCTACGTTACAAGCTGTAATTAATGAAAAACTTAAACAACGTATCCAAAAAGCGGATGCAGCAATAGCAAACAAAAGCAACAAAAAATCCTGATAATAAGGAACAATTTACTAAATATTTAATACGATATGAGCCAAGACATTTCCACAATTCTTAAAGAGGCAACCAAAGACCTCCTTTCCGAGGAATCGCTTAAAGCAGTTTCAGAAGCTGTTGATGCGAAAGTTAACCTCGCGGTTGAATCTGCTTTAGTCCAACAGGACGAAGAGTACTCAGCTAAGCTTGAAAAAGTTTTAGAAGCTATTGATGCTGATCATACAACTAAGCTTGAAAAGATTGTTAGCCGTATTGATGAAGTACATGCTAAGCAATTTAAAGCAGCTTTACAAAAAATTGATGAAGATAGCAGTGAAAAACTTACAAAGTTAGTAAAGCTTTATGAGAATGCTCTTAAAACAGAAGCTGAAAAGTTTAAGAAAACCGTAGTGGAAAACGTTTCTTCTTATCTTGAGCTTTATATTGACAAAGCAATTCCTACACAGCAAATTCACGAAGCTACTAACAACGCTCGTAACACTAAGATCGTTGAAGAGATTAAACGCTTGGTAAGTCTTGATGAAACATTCATTAATGATAACATTAAAGAAGCATTAATTGATGGTAAAAAACAAATTGATGAAGCAGTAGCAAAAGCTGCTGACGCAACAAAGAACGCTCAATTATTATCAGAGAAGGTACAAAGACTTGAAGCTAATCTTTTATTAGAGAAAAAGTCATCTACTCTTCCAGCAAACAAAAAGTCATATGTACAACGCGTTTTAGCTGAAAAAGATGCAAAGTTTATCAATGAAAACTTCAATTACGTTTTAGAGATGTTTGAAAAGCGTGAAGAAGAAAACTTAGAAGTTCTTAAAGAATCCACAAAGCCAAAGACTGGCAATGTAGATGTTATCGTTGAAGACACACGAAAGAGAGTTTCAAAGTCTTTTAATTCCGCTAACGTAGATGAAGGAGACAAGTACGTCGCTGAATCTTACGTATCGTTATTCAAAAATAAATTAGTCTGATAAATAAATCAGATTTTTATCCAAAAGCCCGAGAAATCGGGCTTTTTTTTGTAAGTATATCTACACGTTGAAGTACTGTTAAGTACTTGAGGTATTGTCAGTTAAAAAAATTATTATTAGATATGAAACAAATTAAACCTTCACAATCATACATTGACCGTGATCGCGCAAGCCAACTTTTAAAGAAGTGGGCACCATTGCTTGAGCACGCCGATGAAGCAACTCCAGCAATCAAAGATGATCATACAAAGCTAAACACAGCTATTCTTCTTGAAAATCAAGAAAAATGGTGTTTTGAATCTGCAAACATCGTTGGTGGCGACGGCGGTTCTGGCGTATTCGGTTCTACTTCTTATCCAACTAACGTTGGTAAGTCAAGTGACTTCTACGCTTCAGGCGATGCTCGTCTACCAAAGATCTTGATCCCAATGATTCGCCGTACATTCCCTGAACTCGTTACTAACGAGATCGTGGGCGTTCAGCCAATGAGTGGTCCAGTCGGACTCGCATTCGCTTTACGTTATCGTTATGAAAACACTCCACTCGGACAAAATCAATTTGATAACGGCTTAAACAGCTCTGGTTCTAACCCATCAAACGGTGTTCCTACTTGGAATGCTCAGACAGAGGGTCAAGAAGTAGGTTGGAACTACTTAAATACGCAATTTACAGGTACATCTGCAAATTGGTTATCTGGTGCAGTAAATGGCACAGACTTCCCAATTCTTTCCAGTGATACTGGTGTTGCTCAACTCTTAGCAAACTTTGAGTTAACAAGCAACATTCCTCAGATGGTCGTTTCATTTGAAAAGACCGCTGTTGAAGCTGGTACTCGTAGGTTAGCAGCTCGTTGGTCCGTTGAACTTGAGCAAGATCTCAAGAACATGAACGGCATTGACATTGATAACGAACTTACCAATGCAATGAGCTATGAAATTCAAGCTGAAATTGACCGTGAAATGGTAATCCGTATGTGCCAAACAGCTCTCAATGCTGGTTATGGTCAAGGTTACTCATTCTGGTCAGCAGCTTCTGCTGATGGCCGTTGGTTAGGTGAACGTAACCGTGACTTCTATGCACGTGTTATCGTTGAAGCTAACCGCGTTGCTATCCGTAACCGTCGTGGTGCAGCTAACTTCATTATCGCAACACCTCGTGTTTGCGCAATGTTTGAAATGTTACCTGAATTCCAATGGTTCTCGGTTAACGGTAATGTAAACACACAACCAGTTGGTATTGCTAAAGTCGGTACAGTCGGTGGTCGTTTCACGATCTACCGTGATACACGTACAGAAGCTCAGTACCAAGTAGGTCAACGTACAACAGAACTTGAGTATGCTCTATTAGGCTACAAGGGTGCTGAATACTATGATACTGGTATCGTTTACTGCCCATACATTCCAGTATTGGTACAACGTACAATCGGACCTAATGACTTCAGCCCACGTGTTGGTTTAATGACCCGTTATGGCGTTATTGACCATATCTTCGGTGCAGCATTATACTATCACCTTATCGTTGTACAGGGTCTTGGAACAGCTTTCGTTCCTGGTACCGCTGCTCAAATGCTGTAATAAGCATTTTAACGATAATTCGTTTAAAACAAAGAACCCGATCAGCAATGATCGGGTTTCTTTTTGTGTATAAGCCTGTATTAACTCTGTTTTGCGAGTAAATAATAACAGATGAGTAAAAAGAAAAGACTGCAAAAACAGAAACTAGCTCAACAAAGTCAAAATAATACACCTGCTACTAAAGATAAAAGTCTTTTAGTACATCAGGCCGATAAACTGGAAAGACCAGTAATGATACGACAAAGGCCGGATTTGACAAACAGGCAAAAAGATTTTCTTAAATTAGCTTTAGACAATAATACTAAAATTGTTTTTATTACAGGCCCATCAGGTAGTAGTAAGAGCTTTTTAGCAACATTAGTTGCTTTGGAATTATTAAACCTAAAAAAGGTTTCTGACTTAATATATATTCGTAGTATAGTTGAGAGTTCAGATAATAAAATGGGATATCTCCCAGGTGACGCAAACGAAAAGCTTACACCTTATCTTGAACCTTTAATGGAAAAGCTTGACGAGTTACTCTGTAAAGCTGACATTAATATGCTCATGAAAGAGAATCGTATAGAAGGTAAACCCACGGGATATCTTCGTGGTCTTTCTTGGAACGCTAAAGCCATTATTATGGACGAAGCACAAAACAGTACATTTAGAGAGTTAACCACACTGTTAACCCGTGTAGGTCAGTTCAGTAAACTATTTATTTGCGGAGACCCGATGCAATCCGATATTAACGGTAAGTCTGGGTTTGAAAAAATGTGTAACGTATTTAATGACGCTGAGAGCCGCGACAAAGGTATCCATGTCTTTACATTAACCGAGGCAGATATTGTACGTAGTGAAATTGTGCGATATATTGTAAAAAAGTTAGAATTATATAATAAGAAAAACTAACTTTTATAACTCAGTCAAGCGCACTGGCGAAAAAAAATATTTTTTTTCTTAGAGATAAAAATGTAAAAACAATTACAATACGTAAATAATATTCCCTGCAACTAAAACTATGATATTTGACGAACAGATTTCCCGCAAACCTAATCACTATCCATGGACTGAAGAGTTTATTGAATCCATGCATAATGGATTCTGGACGCACAAGGAGTTCAGTTTTAAATCAGATGTGCAGCAGTTTAAAGTTAAGTTAAATGATCAAGAAAGAGAGATTATTATCCGTACTTTATCCGCTATTGGGCAGATTGAAGTTGCAGTAAAAACTTTTTGGGCAAAGTTAGGAGAAAATTTACCTCACCCATCGTTACAAGATTTAGGCTACGTTATGGCTAATACAGAAGTTATTCATAACAACGCTTATGAAAGGCTACTCACTGTACTCGGTCTTGAAGACGTATTTGAAGAGAATCTTAAATTGGAATGGATACAAGGCCGTGTAAAGTATCTTAAGAAGTACACACACCGTTATTATAAAGACTCAAAGAAGCAGTATCTCTATGCTCTTATACTTTTTACATTATTTGTAGAAAACGTCTCGTTAATGAGTCAGTTCTACATTATTAACTGGTTTGCTCGTAATAAAAACGTACTTAAGGATACCGACCAACAAGTTAAATATACTCGTAACGAAGAGCATATACATGCTTTGGTTGGTATAAAGATCGTTAACACTATTAAAGAAGAGTATCCAGAACTCTTTGACGAGGAACTCACAGAAAGAGTTCTTGCTGAAGCTAAAGAAGCATATGAAAGCGAAGCAAAAATCATTGATTGGATGGTTAATGGTATTAATGCAGACGGATTAACTGCAGCTCACCTTAAAGAGTTTGTTAAAGACCGTATTAACGAATCTCTTAAAGGTATTGGGTTCCCAGAGGTGTATGAAACGGATTCTAAGCTTCTCAAAGATACTTCCTGGTTTAACGAAGAATTACTCGGTAATAATATGACCGACTTCTTTCACTCTCGTCCTGTAGAGTACTCTAAAAAGTCACAAAGCTTTTCAGAAGACGATTTATTTTAATAAAAAGTATACTATAATATATAAAAATGAGTAACAAGAACATTTACTGGCTGAATAGCGACTCTCGCAAATTCCTTGAACGTGGTTATCTCCTGGACGGAGAGACTGCTGAAAAGCGTATAAGAGATATAGCTGAAACAGCTGAAGACTACCTCAAGTTAAAAGGCTTTGCAGATAAGTTTGAAAGCTATATGCACCAGGGCTTCTATTCCTTGGCTTCTCCTATTTGGTCAAACTTTGGCCGTAATCGTGGTTTACCTATCTCGTGCTTTGGTTCATACATCGACGATGATATGGATGCTATTCTGTACAAGATTTCAGAAATAGGTACTATGTCAAAAGCAGGCGGTGGTACATCTGCTTACTTTGGTAAAATTCGTCCACGCGGTGCACCTATTTCATCTGGCGGTGAATCTACAGGGGTGCACCACCAATTAACTGTATTTGAAACATTAACAGATTATATTTCACAAGGTAATGTACGTAGAGGTTCATTTGCAGCGTACCTACCTATTGACCATAAGGATATTGAAGAGTTTTTAAAGATTAGAGGTGAAGGTGATGACATTCAAAACCTTTCTATCGGTGTTTGTGTTACCGATGAATGGTTAAAGTCTATGATTGAAGGTGATAAAGAAAAGCGCCGTATTTGGGGTCTAGTTATTAAGAAGCGCTTTGAATCTGGTTATCCTTATATCTTCTTTACAGATAACGCTAACAATCAGGCACCGCAAGTATATAAAGACAAAAACATTAAGATCAATCAAAGTAATCTCTGTACAGAGATTATGTTATCAAACGATAACGAAGAATCGTTTGTTTGTGATTTGTCTTCTCTTAACTTTGAACAGTGGGACAACTGGAAGAACACTGATGCAGTAGAAACATTAGTATACTTCCTCGATGCTGTAATGACCGAGTTCATTAATAAGACTGAGAAGATGAAGTTTATGGTACACCCAAGAAACTTCGCTATTAATCAGCGTGCACTTGGTATTGGTGCTCTTGGTTGGCATACATATCTTCAGTCCAAGATGATTGGGTTTGAGACAATGGAAGCAAAACTGCTCAATACTCAAATATGGAGCTTTGTTCGTAAGAAAGCAGATGCTGCTACCGCACAAATGGCTGTAGAGTACGGTGAACCACCTCTACTTAAAGGTTATGGCCGTCGTAATGTAACTACACTTGCTGTAGCACCTACCACCTCTAGTTCGTTTATTCTCGGCCAAGCTTCGCCTTCAGTTGAGCCTCTTAACTCTAACTACTTTGTGAAAGACTTAGCTAAAGGTAAGTTTACGTATAAGAACCCTTATCTAGAAGCTTTACTTGAAACAAAGAAAAAGAATACTGAAGGTGTTTGGAAGTCTATACTTGTAAAGGGTGGCTCGGTACAGCATCTTGAGTTTCTTACTATAGAAGAAAAAGCTGTGTTCAAGACATTCGGCGAAATTAGTCAAAAGGAAATAGTAATTCAAGCTGCGGCTCGCCAAAAGTACATTGATCAAGGTCAATCATTAAACTTAATGATTCCACCTAACACCAAGCCAAAAGACGTTAACGAACTAATAGTATTTGCTTGGGAGAACGGTATTAAGAGTCTTTACTATCAGCGTTCAGCTAACCCAGCTCAAGTACTTGCTCGTTCAATACTAACTTGTTCAAGTTGCGAATCGTAAGTGTGTCATGTTAAAAATTCTTATTATAGGTGATAGCTTCGCAGCCGATTGGTCTGTTAAATACAGAAACTATAAGGGCTGGCCTGAGCTATTAGCCGAACAATATGAAGTAACCAATATAGCACAAGCTGGTGTGAGTGAATATAAGATTTATAAACAGTTATTATCTGTAAAAAATTTAAATGAATATGACTGGGTAATTGTTTCTCACACTGGCCCTTACCGAGTTGCAACTAAGAATCACCCTGTACACAGTAAAGACCCCTTACATAGTAATGCTGATTTAATTCTTACTGACATAGAATATCATGCTAGCAAATTAAAAAACTTTTTTAATAGATCTTTAAGATCAGCTATGTTGTTCTATCAGTATCATTTCGATAAAGATTTTTATTATACTACATACTGTCTACTGAGAGAAAAAATTAACAGCATATTAAAAAACAAGAAAACAATCGTTATTTCTAATTTAACTGATATATCGGTTGACTTTAATGAAAAAATAGTTCTTAATTATAATGAGTTGTGGAAACAGGAACGTGGTCTTGTAAATCATTTTACAGAGCGAGGTAACCAAGTTATATATAAAGATGTGATTAAGATTTTAGCTAATGTATAAAAAACTAACAGAACAAGATAGTTGGATCGTGTTTGGAGCATTTCGTACAGGTAGTACTGTTGTTGCTGAGCTTATCAGACAAGCCTATTCAAGAGTGGGCATAGAATTAAGAGACTTACAACCAGTAGCTCCTTTTAGAACAGAATCAATTGTACCTAAAGACATTCTACACAGTCATGCTATAAGTGAGCTTAATCTAGCAAATAAAAACACAACAACTGTTATAGTTACAAGAAACCCTATTGAAAGTGTAT